CGAAAGCCTGGCGTCGCAATCTGTAAGCATTGCCGCGCCGTCGCCCAGGGGGAACGGAACGTCGTCCAGGGGGTCGTATAGTGGACGGGATTATTGTTGATATGAAGACCGCCCGCGTTGTTTGGAATATGAAGAATATTCCCCTTGCGGGTTGTCGGAAAACGTATGAAATCACGGGCGGCCATATCCCCCAGGTTGACTACACGCGCCAGGTCAAAATTATCGAAGACGGGGAAAGCGTACAACTGGAAGCGATCGCCTGGGTCCACGGGGTCAAGGTCATTCAACCGAACCCGCTTATCTATGAACTGGACGTTGTGACAACTGAAGAATTCCACACAAAAGGGGGGCCGTTACCATGAGCAAACACGTTCACCCATTACGGAAGGTCGTCAAGGTTGGTCACTTCACGAACGGCGGACGCGACGGGGGTACCTGGTCGTACCTTCTGGAATGCGGTCATACCGAATACAGAAAGGCTTCAGCGGGGACGCCGAAACGGGTTCGTTGTTACGCTTGCCCCGCTGAAAGGGGGTCAAAGTGAGGGACCACAAGGCAACCAGGACAAAGAAAACGGGGAAGCCGTGGAATCAAATCCGCGCCCAGGAACGGGCGGAATACTTCTTCCTGGTATATGAACAAATGGGCGTCAACCGAACCCTGAAGCGTCTTTGGGCCCTTCTTCGCGGCGTAGGGGTTGACCTGACCCTGAAAACCCTGGAACGATATTCCAGTCAATACAACTGGCAATCCCGCATTCTGGAAAGGGCGGCGCGCCACGAAAGCGCGGCGTTCATTGACGTCCAGGACCAGGTCGAACGAATGAACGACGAACACGCCCAAACGTTCCAGGATATAGGGGCCCTGGTTAAGGCGGGAATTGCGAAATGGCAAGGGGACCTTGAAGCGAAGGTCGCGTCGGGCCTGGCCCCGACCCTGGACATGGACCTGGCCACAATCGGCAAGCTGGCGCAATCTTACCAATACGGCGAACGCCTGGCGCGGGGGCTTGCCACGTCGAAGGCGGAAGTCATTATCGAAGTCCTTCCGCCCCTGGTCAAGGATATATTCGCCGTCTTCCTGGCCGTGAACGTTATCACGAACGACCCGCCCGAACTGGTCCGCAAGCGGGAAGCGGGCGGACCAACAACTGAACCAGTATTACAACCAAACGAATCAAATTACACAAGGGGGGAAGAAGGAATGAAAGTCCTATCCCTGGGGGCGGGCGTCCAGTCTTCGGCAATCCTTCTTATGGCGTGTCGCGGGCAAATTGAAAAGCCCGCCGTTGCTATCTTCGCCGATACGGGTTGGGAAGACCCGCGGACGTATGTTCATTTGAACTGGTTGAAGGAAGAAGCCGCCGCCGCGGGAATCCCCGTCCTGGTTGTGAATAATGGCAATATCCGCGACGACCTATTGAACGCCGCGGAACTGAAGTCAAGATTCTATCAACCGCCCTTATTCATGCGGCGCGGCGGGAAGCTAGGCATGGGCCGCCGCCATTGTACGGAACATTACAAGCTTCGTTCAGTCTATAAGAAGATTCGGGAACTCCTGGACGTCGGGCCCAAAGCCCGCATTCCCCAGGGGGCCGTCGAACTTTGGGTCGGAATAAGCCTGGACGAATTTCAACGAATGGCCCCGTCGCGGAATAAGTGGGTCAACAATGCCTGGCCGCTGGTTGACTTTCGAATGACCCGTAACGATTGCCTGGTATGGTTGGCGAAGTATTACCCAGGGCGCGTCGTCCCGAAGTCTTCATGCCTGGGTTGTCCTTATCATTCGAACGATTGCTGGACTGACCTTCGCCAGGACCCCGACACCTGGAAGGATATTCTGGAAGTGGACGAAATCATTCGGACTGGCCGACCTGACGGGGAACAATTCCTTCATAGGTCGGGAACGCCGCTGGTCGAAGTGGACTTCCGAACGCCTGAAGAAAAGGGCCAGCTTGCCTTCCCGTTTTACCACGCGGAACGGTACGAATTCTTCACGAAGTTGAATGTATGGCTACCTGAAAGGGGGCGTAATGGCCAACTGTAAGAATTGCGGGCAACCGCTGACGAAGGGGAATATCAAGTTTGTTCGGAAGCCTGGGAAACGACCGTATCGAGTATGTCGGCGTTGTCGTTATCCTGACGAAGTCGAAGTGACCAGGGTCGGGGACAAGCGTCGGTCCTTCGTGGTCCCGCCGACCAGGGAAGACGGCAAGCCTGACTTGACGGTCCTGGAAGACTTTGTCCAGGTTCCGAAAGTGCCTGGCGAAACCGCGGGGGACATGGTCCAGCGGCCCCAGGACACAACGGGCGGCCCCTTCACGACCGAAGTGGTATATCTGGATTCAAACCCGACCAGGTACCGCTTCTTCATTACCCAGGACCAGGCGGACAAAGTGAAGCGGGCCCTGGTACGGCCAGCATTCAACGGAATGGGAATCGGCCTGGAATTGATACCCGTCCCTGATTACCAGGTTGACCAGGAACCCGACCGATTCGCTGACCTGGTCGAAGTTACCATAAACGGCTATAATGGGGGCGAAGCATGATTACGCGAACGACAATCCTGGTTATATCTGACGGGACCACGGCGGCGGCCTTCAGGGGCGGTCCTGAACTTCATTCGACCGCGTCCACAGTCGCCCCGCCTTCCATTGCCGAAGCCCTGGCCGCCATTGAAGAAGCAACCCCGCCGAAGAAGCGTGGTCGGTATTGGGAAAGCCCGAAAGGGTATCGGGGGAAGCGACGTTGATTTCACGAACGCCGTACCGATTCAAAGACGCCGCGACCGAAGTCAACGTCCGTCAAGCTGAAGACCTGAAGAACTGGACCAGGACGCCGTCAACGGTCGGCGCGTACCTTTCCCGCGGGTCCTATACCAGGCCGAAACATATTGAATACTTGTCCGAACGAATCGCCGAAATCGCCCTGGGCCCATACTTGTCCGAACGAATCGCCGAAATCGCCCTGGGCCCGCGCTTCTTCGTCTTCACGGTCCCGCCCCAACATGGCAAGTCCGAACTTGTGTCGCATTATACGCCCGTCTGGTTCCTGAAGAAGTTCCCCTGGAAGAAGGTCGGCCTGGCGTCGTATGAAATGGGATACGCTTCAGAATGGGGCGGCAAGGCGAAGGACACAATCAACGAAAACGTCGAAGACCTGGGCCTGGAACTGAAGACTGACACGAAGGCGAAGGGCCGCTGGAACCTTCGGGGATACGGCGGCGGAATGTTCGTCGCTGGTATTGGGGGACCTTTCACGGGTCGCGGGTTCGACCTGATTATCATTGACGACCCTATCAAGAACGACGCCGAAGCCCTTTCGCCCGTGTATCGGAAGCGGAACTGGAACTGGTATCGGTCCGTCGCCAGGACCAGGCTTGCGCCTGGGGGTTCCATTATCCTGATTATGACCCGCTGGCATGAACAAGACCTGGCGGGGGCCGTCCTGGGGAATCCGCCTGAAGACGACGAAGAAGAAGCATTCCTGGACGAAGACGTTAAACCCGACCCCTGGGAATGTATCAACCTTCCCGCCCTGGCCGAAGAAAACGACGTCCTGGGACGGAAACCAGGGGAAGCCCTTTGGCCCGAAAGGTACGACGCGCCGTCAATCAAAGCGTCCAGGGCCGTCGCTGGTCCGTACTGGCGAAGCGCGCTATATGACGGCCGCCCGCAACCTGAAGGCGGCGGGATTATCAAGACGGGCTGGTTCAAGACATACGACGACGAAGACCTTCCGAAGTCCTGGTCCCGCGTTATTCAGATATGGGACACGGCCCAAAAGGACAAACAAAAGCATGACCGTTCGGCTTGCCTGACAATCGGTTATACAGCAAAGCCGCGGCGATACTTCCTTCTGGACCTATTCGTCGCCAGGCTGATATATCCCGACCTGGTCCGCGCGGCCGAAGCGCAATATTCGAAATGGAATCCTGACCGTGTCATTATCGAAGACAAGTCGTCGGGGATTTCACTTATTCAGCAATTACGCCGCGACGCCCATGTTCCGATTCGGGCAATCAAGGCCGTGGACGACAAGGTCACACGGGCCCACACGGTAACGGGCGTCATGGAAGTTGGACAAGTCCTTCTTCCGCGGTTCGCTTCCTGGTTGTCCGATTTCCTTCAGGAAGTCGGGGCCTTCCCGACGGGGGCCCATGACGATATTGTGGACGTCCTGGTTCACGGCTTGCGATTCCTGAAGCCGCGATTGAAGACTGGACGGGCGGGCGTTGAAACAGAAACGAAGAAGTCCCGCTGGCGGGATTAGCTTTCCCGAAAGTATCAACTTGACACAATGGAGATTGACAAGTAAAATCTTATGAAAGGCCCGAAATAACAGAAGGGGGTCAACTATATGACACAGCAACGAACGAATCCTTCACGAAGGGGATATACGCCCCCCGACCCGAATTCCAAACGAAGTCAACGCCGCCGCGAAACAGAAGGGCGGCGTTTCAGTAATCCCCAGGACAACGGGGGCGGCAACCTTCGGACCGTAATCGGCGTCACGGGGTTGAAGCATATCGGCGGCCAAATCCGCGAAGAATATCTGAACGCAATCAAGAACTGGTCAACCGAAGTCAAGCTATACCTGGAAATGCGCGACGACCCGATATGCGGGGCCCTGGTTGACGCAATCAAGCTTCCCCTTCAGGCCGCACAGTTTGACGTTGAACAAGCCCCAGGGGGCGCGCCGAACGACGAAGCCGCCGCGTCCTGGTTGTGGGACGTAATGAACAACATGGACGGGCAAACGTGGATTTCCCACGCTGAAGACGCCCTGGAATGCCTGGACTTCGGCTTCGCCTTGTCGGAAATCGTCCTGGACAAACGGGCCGACGGCCGCCTTTGGTTGAAGAACGTTGACCCGCGTGGTCAAGAAAGCCTGGACCATTGGGAATATGACGAAACCGAACGGGACAAGCTGACGGGCTTCGTTCAACGCGACCCGAATTACGGCGGAAGCTACACGATACCGATTTCGAAATGCGTTCATTTCACATATAAAGGACGGAAGGGAAATCCCCAGGGTCATTCCATTTTACGGGCCTTATATCGGCCGTATAAGTTCGCCCGTAATCTGGAAGACCTGGAAGGAATCGGAATCGAACGGGACGTCGGCGGTATGCCATACGCGAAGCTGACCGACGACAACTTCGAAACCGCGGACATGGACGACCTGAAGAAGGCATTAAAAGGGCTTCGGAAGGACGAAGAAGCTTATCTTATCGCCCCGCCTGGCGTTGATATTCAAGCTTACGGCGGCGGGTCGAAGGTATATGACGTCAACCAGGTAATTGACCGCTGGCATAAAATTACACTAATGCGCTTCTTCGCGCAATTCCTGATTCTAGGCATGGGAAGCGTCGGTACACAGTCCCTTGTCAAAGGTTCCCAGGACTTCTTCACGCTTGTTTTGGAAGCGGTCCAGCGGTACCTTCTGGAATCCTGGAATCTTCAACTGGTCCCGTACCTTTTCAAGTTCAACGCCTGGACGGGAATATCGGGGTACCCGAAGATTGTTTGGGAGAAACCAGGGACCGTTGACCTGAACGGACTTATCACAGCATTGAACACGGCGAAGGGCGCGGGTATCTTCACGCCGACCGACGTGGACGAAGACCATATCCGAAGCATTGCCGACCTTCCCGAACTTCCCGAAGAAGAACGCGGCGGCCTTCGTGATATTGAAGCCCCGCCAATGGGGGGATTGTTCGACCTTCCCGACGACGTCAAGGACCTGGGGAAGAAGGTCAAGGACCTGGGGGACAAGGTCACAGCGGGGGAATCGAAATGACAATGACGCATTACGCCAGGCGACGCCCGAATGTTCAAGCGGCCCAATTCGCCGCGAATTCAAGCGGGGCAATGCTGGCCGTTACCGTTCCGAATGACGTCAAGGCCAGGCTTGCTATACCTGGCGGGGAACCGCCCGAAGCCCTTCACATTACCCTTTTCTACTTCTACGACGACGCGGACTTGAACGACGACCAGCGGACGATTATTCTTCGCCTGGCGCAAAGCCTGGCGGCCGAATATGAACCCTTCGACGTCGCATTGCGGGGGACCGAAGTCTTCGAAGAAAACGAAGAACGGCCCTTGATTGCCGTCGTCGAATCGTCAACCCTGGAAGATTATCGAAGGCGGCTTGCCGTCGCCCTGGACCTGGCGAATATCACCTATTCGAAGGAACACGAATACAAGCCGCATTTGACTTTGAAATACCTAAACGACGAACCGCGGCCAACCGTCGAAGTGGACGAAATCTTCACGGCCCGCGTGGTCGAAGCCTGGTTCGCTGGCCGACGGGTCCCGATAACATTCGGGAAGTCCTTCTTTACAAGGAAGGTTCGCCGAAGCCACTTCGCTACCAGGCCGAAAGCTGGACAAAAGCAACGAATCGGTTCGGGCGACTATGAAACAAAGACGAACCGCCAACAACGAAAGCTGGTCGCGGTATTCGACAAATGGTCCGCGGCCTTGAAGCGGGAACTGGCCGCCCTGACAAAGCGGGGGGCCACGTCGGACGAACTTCAAACTTACCTGGACGCGCAAATCCCGAAACTGGAATCGCGCCTGATTGAAATTCAGTCGGCGGGAATCAAGTCCGCGGCGAAGACGGCCGCGGGGTCACGATACGAAGTTCCCGCGGTCCTGGCAAAGACCGACCAACAAATCCGTGACAACGTCGCGTTGATTCAAAGGAACCTGGTCCCCAGGATACACGAAAAGCTAACCCTGGCCCTGGCCCTGGCGGTACCATTGGCCGTCGGCGGAATCGGGGGCCTGGCCGTTGAACAACAAAAGGCCGTCGCCCTGGCCATTAAGAACGCGACCTTGGCGGGACGTTCCATGCCCGCCCAATATGCGGGCGGTTATTGGGTCGCGATATTCGAAACCGAAAAGACCCTGGGAAGCGTTCGGGAAGCTGAACGGGCCGACCAGGGACTTGACCCCGAACCCGTCCGTTGGGACCTGGACCCGCGGGCCGTTCATTGTAAAGCTTCGCCTGGATTTTATGGTTGTCCTGACCTGGCGGGCGAATACAAGGGCGGCTGGTCCACACTTCCGACGGTCCCCGCTGGACAAGTCACTTGTCGCGGGAATTGCCGTTGTCGAATATCTGTCTTCAGGGACGGACAATGGCGACGCGGGGTATATGACGACTAAACGAAAAGGGGGAATTGAATCATGGCTGAAAAGATAAACGTATTAAAAATTCAGAAGAACGGGGCGGCAACTGAAGTCAAGATATACGACGGCGACGGGGTCGCCCATGATATAACTTCAAAGTTCCGCGGGATAACGGGAAGCACAACGCCCGCCGCGGTAACGAATTGCTTCCAGGGCCAGGCTGACGGGACGGCCGTCAAAGTTGACTTTCAAGCCCTGGGAAAGGAAATGGAATTCACCTTGACGGCGATTGCCGCGAAGCAAATATGCGCCCTGGCGGACGACTAGAATTATGATAAACGGCGACACGATATATTGTGATTGTTGCGGAACCGAAAAGCTGGCCCAGGTCGTCGGCGATAACCTGGTAATCAAGGACCGCCGACATGGGGAAAAGCACGTCGCCGTTATCCCGATTCAATCGTTACTTGACATTATCAATTCACGGGGCGATAATGTTCAAAAGGACCAGGTCGCGGAAGTGGCCAAAGCTTAACAATCGAATACAGGCGGCAAGTCCGCCCATAGTTGGCCCGACCGACCCCGAAGACGGAATAACCGTCCTTCGGGGCTTTTTTGTTTTCGGACCTGGTCAATGGTCAAGGAAATGGAGTGCCCGAATTGTCGAAACGTTATGAGAATAAACGAAACACTATCCCGCGGAATGGGGAACCAGTCCTTCCAGGATTGCCCCGTTTGCGGGATAGTGGCGTTGTGTTCGGGCGAACGGGTAACGCAAGCCTGGCGTCCATGTGACGCCGTTAAAAAGGGGGTACAAGATTATGCCATTCGGACCGTACGCTGATTTCGACGAATGCGTCCTGAAGAATTCTGACAAGTCCAGTCCCGAAGGCTTTTGCGCCTGGTTACATAAGAAGATATTGGGAACCTGGCCAGGGGGAATGTCGGAATCGAAGTTCCCCGAAGCCTGGTTGAATGCTTATGACGCGGCCCTGGTCGCGAAGAAGCCCGAAAAGGAAGCTTTCGAATTGGCGGAAGCCGCGGCCCTGGAAGCTGGCTTCGAGAAAGCGAGCTTCGGTTGGGTCAAACAATACCAGGCCCCGAACATGAAAACCGTCAAGGACGTGTATGTTTTCGCTTCGGGTACCTGGACCGACAGCGCGGGAAACGAACGGACCTGGAAGAACGACGAACTGGATAAAATGGTCGAAGCTTTCAAGGCGGGCGTTCCTGTCATGGTACCCGTCAAATGCGGACATACGTCCGACGACTTTAATAAAAAGATAGCCGAAGCCCTGGGGGTCCCGAACGAAGTTCTCACGGGGGACCACGGCCAGGGTCAAATCAAACTAGGTAACATGACTTCCCTTGAACGGAAGGGCGACTGGAACGTCGCCACTTTCGGCAATATCCCCGAACCGATAGCCGTCCTTATTGAAGGCGGCCAATACTCGACCGTGTCGGTCGAGATTGAAGACACAATCGGGGAATACGGTCCCGTTATAACAGGCGTCGCTTTACTAGGCGCGGAAGAACCAGCAGTTGAAGGGGCGACCCTGGAAAAGGCCCTGGTATTCGGCGGGACACGGAAAGGCGCGCGGATATGGTCGTTTAGTCGCGACCAGTTACCCGACCCCGCGACGCTTCGGTCGGAGTTCGACGACATACGAAGCAAAGTCGCGGATATAATCAAAGGGAAGAAAGGCGCGCCGCTTTTCAGGGCATTGTTCGGGAACATAACCGAACTATTCGAACGCATGGTCAACGGGGGTCATGCCGCTGAACCAGGGGACGGTAAAACGGACCCGAAGAACCGCGCCGCAAAGGACCAGGGGAATGACGCCCTGGGGGACAAAAAAACAAAAGAAGGGGGTACTTACCAAATGCCTGAAGAACTGAAAGCAATCGCGGAAGCCCTGGGCCTGGGCGAAGAAGCGACCGTCGAAGACGTCGTCGCCGCAATCAAGGCCCTAGCAGAAAAGGCCGCCGCCGTTCCGCCTGAAGAAATGGAAGGCGAAATGACAAAGGCATTGAAGGCCGCAACCGACCGTATTTCCGAACTGGAAGGAAAGCTGAACGGTCAAACGGCCCTAATGACAAAGGCATTGAAGGCCGCAACCGACCGTATTTCCGAACTGGAAGGAAAGCTGAACGGTCAAACGGCCCTGGCCGCCTGGAAGGAAAAGACGTCCACTTTCACGAACATTCCTGGGACGCCCGCTGAACACGCGACCAAACTGGCCGACATTGAAACAAAGGCGGGCAAGGAAGCCGCCGAAACACAGTTCGCCGCCCTGGAAGCCGCGAACAAACTGGCCGCCGAAGCCCAAAAGGTAATCGGTACGAC